TAAGAAATTGTTTAATCCTATTCGTTCAATCATCTCACCGCATCTTTCATGTTCAAGTGCGTTGTCTGCCCAAAAGTCTATTGTTTTTTCTGCAAGTTCTGTTAGATATTCCCAATCTTCCTCTGATTCTAATTTAACAAATGGTTTAATAACTGTACCCATAAGGTCACCAATTTTTAATGTTCTCTTACCACCCATTAGAATTGTTGCCCCTTTATCATCACCTGGGTGTAATGCCTTAGGAACAACATTTAGACAATGCATACATCTTACACAAGACTTGTTATCTACATCAAGTGTATCATCATCACTAAGAGATAGAGAATTAGTAGGACATCTAGTAATGATATTATCAATCGCATATTTTCTCCCCTTTTCTTCTATGAAGTTTTTCCATTCTTCTTGGTCTACTTTCATGTCATCTCGCCATGTACCAATGATAGACATGTCTGCTCTTTCGATTGAGTTCATACAATCGTTAGGACAACCTGAAACTTTAAATTTAAACTTATATGGTAATGCAGGTCTATGCATATCATCTATAAAGTTATTGACTAATAATCTATGTGCTTTGTGTTCATTTATGTTTGACATTTCACATCTACCAGCACCCACACATGACATTGCAGTTCTTACACATGGGCCTGCACCACCCAAATCCCAACCTTTCTCATTGATATCATCAAAAAAATGTTGCGTTGAATCTGTTGTAGAACCAATAAACATAATGTTGCCAGTCTGCCCATGAAATGTGACAAGACCAGAACCATGTTTTTCCCATGAATCTGCTAGGTCTCTTAGTGAATCTGTTGTATAGTAATTACCTGCAGGTGGTTGCACTCTTAATGTATGAAACTCTTTTGATTCTGGGAATTGATTACCTACTTCTGAGAATCTAGGTATGATACCACCACCATATCCATAGACTGATACTGTACCACCTTTCCAATAACCTTTTCGTGTTTCATACGAATGTTCTAACTGACCTAAAAGGTCATTAGTCATTTTATTAATTCTTTCTTCTGGGTGATTATCTCTTAATCTTTTGATACCAGAAATAAATGACGGCCATGGGCCATTCTCTAATTCATCTAACATAGGGGTATCGTGTTTTTTTAAATCTACCATTTTAGAATGCCGCACTACTTCCACAACCACAGGTTGATTTTGCATTTGGATTGTTTATTGTAAACATAGAACCTTGTAATGGGTCATTTACATAATCAATGGTTGCATCTTTGAAATAAACACCAGACATAGGGTCTATTAATAACTTTGCACCATTTGTTTCGAATACCCAATCATCTTCTTTTTGTTGGTCTAGTGTAAATCCATATTGAAAACCAGAACATCCACCACCTTGTATAAAACAACGAACATTTAGTTTATCATCACCCTCACCTGCCAAGATTACCTTTGCTTGATTAGCTGCACTTTCTGTAAATGTTACATTCATGATTGATACCACTCCTCTAATGTTTCTTCTAGTAATGGTATGTATTCTTGTTTATCTTTAATAAACTCTTGTACTGTACCATTCTCTGTTACAACTAAAATTACTATTTGATTGATAGGTTTCCCTGTCAATTCTTCAAACATTTCGGCATATGCCGCAGTTTGAATATAATAATTTTCATTGTAAGAATCCTTTCTCTCATTTGTAGATGTTTTAAAATCTACGATTGATAACTCTCCATTATACTCAGCTATCAAATCTGTTCTTCCTGCTACTTTATATTTATCAGAATACAAAGTTACCTCTTGTCCAATTACCTCATTTATATTGTCAAAAGTCTTATCTTTCAACTCATTAAACAAACAATATGGTAAAAAATCTTTCTTGTGGTGTGTCATATCTTCACCATTTAGAAAATCTTCACACATCTTGTGAACTTTTGTTCCTCTAGTTGCAGCTTTATTACATATGTGATTGGCAACTTTTTCACCAACTCTCTTTCTCCACTTCATCAATCCCTCTTTACCTCTAGGTGATAGTACTGTAGTGATAGAGGGATATTCATTACCCTCTGGTGTTACATAAAATCTTTTTCTATCAACTGTTTTTGTTTTTAATTCTGGAAAATNTATCATAATTTATACTTGATGCCATTCTTTACTTTCAAAAAGTAATGATTCTGCTTTTCGCCTCCTAATTAATCCATCTAAAGTTTTACCACCTGCCTTGTTCCATCTTTTCATTTCACTAGGAACTGATGCATAGTCTTCACTGTTTAATTTTTTTAACATTGTTGATTCTCTTAGATTACCAACACCTAAATTAAATGTCCATGCAACTAGAGCATCAAATTGACTTTGACCTAATTCAACTGTTACATTATCATCTACATATTTTTCAAATTGTTCTACATCTTCCTGTAGTAATTTATCTGCTTCATCTTGTGTTATAGTATCGGTTTCCTTGACTCCACTAGTATGACCATAACCTATTGTCAATACATTCGCAGAACATTTATATGATTCTAATCTACAACCCTCAAATCTTTTGATGAGAGCTAATCCCTCTAAACTAATTTTCATATTATAACTCTACGCCTATACCAAGTTTAGTTTTTTCAATTAAATAATTTCTTACAAAACCAGACCTTACGATATCTGGTATTTCAAATTCTACACAATTAAACTCATCCATGTTTTCTAGTATTCTTAAAAAGTCATGTAGTCCATTTCTTTCATTTGTTTTAGTTAAATCTGTTTGACTAAAATCACCACAGAAAACTATTTTAGAATCTTGTCCTACTCTTGTAATGATAGTATCTAATTCATGAAAATTTAAGTTTTGGCATTCATCAACTATGATGATTGAATTATCAAAAGTTAATCCTCTTAAAAATGATGTAGATACAAAATGTAAACTTCCTTGTCTTTTAAGTGCATCATATAATCCTCTAAATGCATCTTCATTAGGTTGTTTGAACATAAACTGTACCATGTTTGAATATGGTACTTGATACAATGCAGCTTTGTCTTCCTCATCACCAGGCAAGAATCCTATTTCTCTTGTTGGTATGAGTGAACGAACTATTACAACTCTATCAAAAGGTGTTCCATGTTTAAGAACATCTTGTAGTGCCAAGTATAATGACACGAATGTTTTACCTGTTCCAGCACATCCAAAGAAGAAACCATTCTTCCCTTTTTTGTGACCTTCAAATACTAATTTTTGATTATCTGTGATTGGTTCAATTTTTACCAAATCACCAGAATGTATCTCTTTCTTTTTTGACATTAAATCTTACTCCATATTTCATCAAACATACACATTCTTGTGCTTGTTTTGTCAACTGGTATTTTTTCTCTACCTTTTTCTATCACTTTATGAACCTCATAAATGAACTGTGAACTTAATAATTCAGTCACTTTACCTGTAGCAACTCTATCAAATGCAGGTTCAGAATGTTCAATCATATCATTTATTTCTGGTTTTGCCATGTATTATTTAGTCCATAAATTTCTTTAAATTACTAGTTTTGTTTTTAAATCTCTCTATCGTTTTATCTATACAGTTCAAAAAGTGCGATTTCCATTTATCGTGTGTGTGTTTTTCCCAAGTCATATCTTGTATCTCTTTTCTATCAATGTGGTCAAAAGATTTTATCGCATTAACAAGTTCTTCTTTTGAATTATAAGTTATGTTCTTATAGTGAGATGAGTCTGCTGAAATTATATTACTTGCATGAATATTATTTTTAGTATTTAAAATCACTGGTATTCCATGACTTAGAGCTTCTAACACAGTTATACTAAAACTCTCATTCCAATATGTTTGAAAAAATGTTTTACATTTTGATAAATTTTTCATCACTTCACCATGCTCTAAATCCCACAATGTATCATCCCAATCTTTGTTTTTTAAATAATACTTATAGGAAAATGATTCCTCTGTGACACTATTTGATATTAATAAATTTTTTATTTCAGTATCTTTTAATAGTGTTTTCATAATAAATGGTTTTTTATCTCTAGGGTCACATCTACCAATAGTGCAACACTCATATTCTGATTCTATCAACTCTGGTTTATCACCACTAACATAGCATGAGTTTATATAACCATCAATAACCATAGGTAACTCATTCACTCTTTTTGACATTAAATCTAATCTTATTTTTTGATATGGACTGACTAGAAATAATGAATGTCCAAACTCTCTGAGTTTTTTAAATTTATATAAGGTGGATAACATACTACTATTCTCATGACATATAACAAGTATGGGTATTTCACTATCAACTATTTTTGCACCAGCAAATGATGCTTGTATCCAATTACAAATTATTATATCAGCACCATATTCTTTAGCAGTTTGTTTTATCATATTTGTATTATATTGATGTTGTGTTATATCATTAATTTCAAGAACCTTTACATCATCAAAGGTTTCGTATATTGAGTGACAAAATTTTTCTATGCCACCAGTGACAAATGAACTATGAAATTTTTGTCCATGTTGTGTGCTATATGGTAAAAGAATTCTCATTCTTCTCTCCAAAAATATCTTGGTTCTTTATCATTGACATCAAATATGTTTGGATGATTCATAAGGGCTCTACGATAAGGTGTCCATTTAATACCTCTACCCCATCCCAATCTACCTATTACTTCCTCTTTAGATAATCTGCCGGCAGACTTAATCCAACCAACAATCTCTTTAAATTTATCAGTATCTTTTACTGCACGAGTTGACATGACAAGTTTATCCATGTATTCAATCATCTCTATCATTTTATCTTTGTAGATAAGATGATTACCCATCCAATCAAGTGATTTTTGTGCCTCTTGATTTCTAAATTCTTTGTCATCAAGATATTGGTTTAATAATGAACATGCTGTTTCTTGTTTATCGAAGAAACTACCATTTGCATATAACTCATGATAGTAAGTATCATCGTACATAATATACGGCACACCATTCATCATGCCATCTGTTGTTGCGACTGACCATCCACCATAAACTTGTTTAGGTGAGAATCCAACACAACATTTTTGTAATTGTTTGTAATACCATTCTTTATCACCTTTATCTGTTATAACATAATCACGATTTGATTTACCTAGTAATGGCACCCATACTTTAAAATCTTGTCTTGTCTTCCATAACATATCTGTCACTTCAATAAATTGTTTAAAGTGTTTGTAAGTATCTGGTCTATGATTAAATACAATTATCTTTTCTGGGTTTGAATTTATTTTATCTATAATATCTTTTTCATCAACACCCAAATGTTGTGGCACAAGTAT